AGCGGCATATGCGCGTTCACTATCGAGTCTGGTGATGCCAACCCTGAGTTAATTATGTCTGGAGAATACCAACCAGAGGAGTACGCTACGCCAATACGCGAACTTATTAAGAGTGCGATCGACAATGGCTATGTGCTCGCTGTGACATGTGAGCGATTCATAATCAATGCTCAGACAGCTAAAAACTCACAAGCTCCGTATTCTCTCGAACAAATAGGTGTTTTGAAGCAGATTCTTAGAGATTTTGGTTATTCTGATTCAGAATTAAAGTATCAAAGCCCATCAGACGCTAAAAGAATGTTCGGAAATGATGCGCTTAAGACACTAGGGTATTGGCACAAGGGCGGCGGTGGGCACGCTTTAGACGCGATTAGGCACGGTTTATTATATTTAGCCAAGAATGGATGGACGCCTCTAAAGCTCCTCGAAAGGTACTAAGAAAAATATTTGTGCGCTTGCGCGCATTTTGACTTAGTACATGATACAGTGACATATAACGAAACGACAAGAGGTAAACGTGCCAGTATCCGTAGACTTAACTACAGACGGTAAATACATTAGAATCGACACGGAGTGGCGATTCAAAGAGCTATGTAAGACAATTCCAGGTGCAACGTGGAATGCTTCAGAAAAAGCATGGAAGGCTCCACTAGGCTGGGCAACATGTTTAGCCTTGCGTTCTGTATTCAAGAACGATCTTGAGATTGGTCCGCGGCTTGGAGCGTGGGCAGCTAATGAGCTTGCCACCCGAGTTACTCCTGCAAACGATCTTCGCGATCTAGAAGACTACGAAGGTGACGAAAAGCTGTTTCCTCATCAACGTGCCGGTGTTGCATTTCTTTCTACCGCACGTCGCGCTCTCCTCGCCGATGAACCAGGACTCGGTAAGACCGCACAGACGATTCGTGCGCTAAGGTACATCCATGAGACTGAGGACAGCGTATTTCCTACGCTTATCACCTGCCCCAACACGCTGAAGAAAAACTGGCAGCGTGAATTTACAATGTGGTGGCCAGAAGCAAACGTTCAGGTAATTAGTGGATCAGCAGTTCAGCGCCGTAAGCAGTTTGACGCTGGCGCAGATGTCTACGTCATTAACTGGGAATCCCTACGTTCACATTCGCGCCTTGCGCCGTACGGATCAGTCGCGCTTACACGATGTGTCGCGTGTGGTGGCCATGATGAAAAGATCAGCGAAAATCGCTGCGAAGTTCATGTCCGTGAGCTAAATGAAATAGACTTTAAGGCAGTAGTCGCAGACGAAATTCACCGCTCAAAGGAACCTAAATCAAAACAGACTCGTGCTCTTTGGGCAGCAACTGGTGACGCAGACATTCGTTTTGCTCTTACAGGCACACCCATTGCGAACAACGTGCTCGATCTTTGGTCGATTCTTCACTGGCTGTCGCCGACTGAATGGCCAAGCAAGACACGCTGGATTGATCGCATGGTCGACACTATGATGAATGCCTTTGGCGGCATGATTGTTCTTGGTGTTAAGCCTCACATGCAAGAAGAGTTTTACGCAACTATCAATCCACGTATGCGTCGCATGCTCAAGGCTCGCGTGCTGCCTTGGTTGCCGCCAGTCATGAAAGAGCGCCGTGACGTAGAAATGTCGACAAAGCAGCGCAAGGCGTATGAACAAATGCGCGATCTAATGATCGCAGAAATTGAAGGTGGCGGAGCTGTTACAGCGCCAAGCGCACTGACGCAGACGACGCGCTTGTTGCAGTTTGCTAACTCGTTTGCTGAGTCGCACTTGGTTGACGAATTCACTGGCGAAACCAAGGTGATATTGGCTGCGCCATCGTGCAAGGTCGACGCACTTATGGACGACATCAAGAGTGGTGACTTTGGTGATGACTCAGTAGCTGTCTGCGCAGTATCTCGTCAGCTTATTGAGTTACTCAGCACAGAAATGACAAAGGCCAGCATTCCCCACGGACTAATCACTGGTGCGCAAAACGAAGACGAACGCCAGCAAGCTGTTGATGATTTTCAGTCAGGCAAGATCAAATGGATCTTGTTCACAGCTCAAGCGGGTGGTGTTGGTATTACATTGACCGCCGCCCGTCGCATGGTGATGCTTCAGCGCCCGTGGTCACTTGTTGACTACAAGCAAGCACTAGATCGTGTACACCGTATCGGTAGCGAGATCCATGACTCGATCACAATCATTGACTACGTCACTGATGGCACCATCGAAGAACGCGTAATTGACGTTCTCGACTCAAAGGCTGAAAGCTTCGAGCAAATCGTAAAAGACAAAGAAAAATTGCTTGCAATTATCAAAGGAAAGTAAATAAATGACAGATATCGCAGGAGTCCCTGTTGAGGTGAAAGCCCCTATCAGGATCTCAAACTCAGAAATTCAGACATTCAAAGATTGTCGGCGTAAATGGTGGCTAACGTACTACCGTAGACTACAGCCTATGGTACAAAATCACACTGGTGCGTTGGCGCTCGGTTCACGAGTTCACGAAGCATTTGATATGCACTACTCGACAGGAATTAATCTTCTTGAAGCATACGGCACGCTCGTCGAAAAAGACCGTCAGGCAATGATCATGAGTTTCCGCGACACAGTTGATCTTGATAGTGAAGCCGAGCTTGGGCGCATCATGCTTGAAGGATACCAAGACTGGGTAAACGAGAATGGCATTGACGCTGATCTTGAAATGATCTCGACTGAAGAAATCATTTCAATGCCTATGTTCGACGGCGCAGTCGAACTTCAAGGTAAGCTCGACATGCGTGTTCGCCGCAAAGCAGACGGTGTTCGCATGTTTCGTGACTTCAAGACAGTCGGTGGTTCGTTTACAGAGTTTGCTTCACTTGCGCACATGAACGAACAGATTCTTACGTACATGGTTCTTGAGGCACACCAAAACAAAGAAGGCGAACGCTGTGAGGGCGGCATCTTTACTTTGCTCAAAAAAGTAAAGCGTACCGCTAACGCTAAGCCTCCGTTTTACGAACAAATTGAAGTTCGCCACAATACTTTTGCACTACGTTCGTTTTGGAACAGATTGCACGGTACAGTTCGTGACATGCTCAACGTGAGAAAAGCTCTAGACGAAGGTCAAGATCACTTCTCGGTGGCATACCCGCGTCCCAGCAGGGACTGCAAGTGGAAATGCCAATTCTTCGCTATATGCCCACTGTTCGACGACGGCAGCGCCGCCGAACACGCAATTAGTGAGCTGTTTAAGGTCGATGACCCATACAGTTACTACAACAACAACACAGAGATGAAAGGAAGTGACTAACAATGTCAGCAGTACAGCGTTCACTAACTATCATGGTCTATGGCGAGTCAAAGGTTGGTAAATCGACCTTCGCCGTCACAGCACCATATCCACGCCTTATGCTTGACGTTGAGGGCGGACATAGATTCCTCCCTATCAACGTTAAGTATTGGGATCCACTCCGCGAGGAACCGCCAGCAGCTGACGGCACTTGGGATACATGCGTAGTCAACGTTACTGACTACGACACTGTTCTCAAGGCGTATCAGTGGCTGCAGATCGGCAAACACCACTTTAAGTCATTGATCATTGACTCAGTATCTGAGCTTCAAGTAAAATGCGTTGACAACATTGCAGGTAAGAACCAGATGCAAATGCAACAATGGGGCGAGCTTCTTCGCCACATGGGAGCACTGCTTCGCGATCTTCGCGACTTGACAATGCACGCAACAAATCCTCTTGAGGCTGTAGTTCTTACAGCAATGGCACGTCAAAGCCCGGATGGTCGCTACCGTCCGTACCTTCAGGGACAGCTTGCAATTCAAGCGCCGTATTTCTATGACATTCTCGGCGCAATTAGCGTTGAAGAATTTCCAAACCCAGACCCAACACAGCCGCCTTACAAGGCACGTCGTATGTACGTTGAGCGTACACCGATGTACGAAGCAGGCGAGCGTGTGCAGGGTCGCCTGGGCAAGATCGTTGAGCAACAACACCTCGGTATCGAGGCGATGCTTGACCAAGTTTTCGGACCACGTCCGGAAAATAAAACCACAACCAAGACAGAAGGAAAGTAAGCCATGAGCACACTAAA